TTTTTTATTTTTAATACCATTAAAAATTTCATCTACTGTGGGATTGTAAACATAAGATACAGTAATTTTTTTATAATTAATCATTTAACTTATTAAATTTTTCATACCATTTATCATTATCTTCTTTAGGAATTAAATTAACTAAGTTTTTTTTATCCCACTTAAAACTTTTTTTCTTCCAAGCATTATAAGGTTCTGGATTGTTAGTATTCAAATAAAATAATTCAACTTCATTTTTATCAAAACTATCTTGTGTATAATAATTGCTACTATTAGCAACATTTATAAAAATCCAATCGTTTTGTTCATAAGGGTCATAAATAGTTTTATAAGTTAATTTTGCATCATTGATGTCATAACCACGATCACCGAACCAATTACAAACAGTTTCATTTGATAACTTTTTAATTTTAAAATCTTTTCTTTTTTCTTTGTTTTTTAAAATATTAAAATTATCCTCAACTCTATAGGGTTCATATTGTTGCAATTCGCCTTCATCAAATAAAGACAAATCCCAAGATGTTCTAAAATCATATTTACAAGTAAAAACATTTAAATCTTTTAAAACAAAATATGATTCAGAATATCTTTTATAAGGTATTCTTGAAGTTTTTTTATAATTACCTTTTAACCAATTTTCATTATAAGTATGTAAATGAAAATTTAATTGTGCTTTTAAAAAATTATCGACTTGTTTTTTGTATTCACTAGGAAACAAATAAATTGTGTTCTTAGTTCCCATACCTCTACTAGACATATCTCCACTAGTAGAAACTAAACATAATTGATCTATCATTTTAAATACTCCTTATATTGTTTAAGAAAACTATTTTTTTTGTCAACATATTCCATGTTAATTTGTATGTTAGCACCATTTAAAGTAACAGGATTTTCGGTACTTAAATCGCCAGTAAATAAAACTTTATCATGTTGACCAATATAGACAGAAATTCTATCAGCAAATATTGTCATCAATAATTGCATATCTTCTATTGTTAATTTATTTGATAATTCAATAATCTTATCAGTTTCCATTTTTACACTCCATAGTTTATAGTTAATTCGTCAATAGATTTTACACTCCATTGACAATCCCTTACTCTACGAAACTAGGGTAAGGGAAACTTTTTTTAATCATCTTTATTGTAAGAGAATCCATAAAACTCTTGAAAATCTTTTAATGACCAAGATTTCATTTGTTTTTTATAATCATCATCAGATAAAATGTTTCCTCTTTTATCTTTTATTTTATTGCTTTCTAAATCAAATGTGTAATCAAATGCTGTGGCATAATCTAAAAAATCTTTTTTAGTATATTTTTTCATTGTTTACCTCTCTTAATATTCATTAAAGTTAATTCTGCTTCTGGATAAAAAATAGTATCATCTGGCATACAAGTTAACGTGCCTTCTGCAAAATCACAATCATAACAATATTCAAGCGGTTTACTCTTTGTTTGTTTAATTTGATTTTCTTCTATGTTTGCACTTCCACAGCTAACACAAACAGCAATGCCAAGTTCAAGAAATTCTCTATAAGAATAATCATTCATACATTAACCCACTGAACAGTTAAAAAGATCATTGCATTAATAAACAATACAATAACAAATAATTCTTTACTCATAATTTTACACTCCATAATTATTTAATAAAGTAATAATGAAGTAATGCGGTAAAGTCAATATAAAAAATACTTGTAATTAAAATTTATTTGTTTATAAGCTCATTATGGCTAAACCAAAAACATTTGAAGTATCAAAACAAGTTAAATTTAATGAAGATTTAAACAACTTTATTGAAGAGTATAGAAGACAACAGCCGAATATTCCAAATTATTCGCAAGCTGTGAGAGATTTGCTAGAGGTAGCTAGAAAAGTAGTGAAAAAGAAAAAGCCCTCTAAATAAAGAGGGCTAATATTAATTAATTAAAAAATTTAGGGTCTTTAGTTAAATCAATTTCTAACTTTTTATTGATCTTACCGCCTTTTGTATAATAATTATTAGGCACATATTTTACACCTTTTACAGTTATTGGTGTTTTTGCTTGTTTAAGTATAATACGATTTACTAAATTTATTTTTTTCATAGGTTTTACACTCCTTTTAATTGTTTATAAAGCATTACCACTTTATAATAAATAAGTAAAGAAATAAATTGACATTATTTTAATATATTGTATTAATAAGGTATTAATTATTAATGGAGTGTATAAAATGAACTATTACAAACAAGATGAAATCCAACAATATTTTTATGATTGGGTAGCTGATCACGATAAAGAGTGGATAAAAGAAAATAAAGACGATTTACACCATCACGCATTTAATACTGATTATTATATAATCGGATATGCTCAAGCAGAAGAGTGGCTCGGTTCTCATACTTTTGAAGTAATTGGAATCATTCAAGAGTACGAGAAGGATATGTTCGGGGAGTCTTATACTGATTTATCTGATAGCGAAAAAGTGGTTAATATGTATGCTTATATTGTAGGCGAACAGATTGTTTATGATTATGTAGAAACATTAGAAGAAGAAGAAGACGAAGAAGAATTAGAAACAGTAACAGCTTAAACTATTACATAAAAGGGGGCTATATTAATTATAGCCTTTTTTTATTTTTATCTATTGACTTTAAACCTTTACTGCTTTACAACTTTATTTATTAATAAATGGAGTGTAAACCAATGACTAGAAAAGATTATATTAAACTAGCTAAAATGTTTAAAAATGCGATTACAATCAACAACGAAGAAAAAGAAATGCTAGGAGATAAAAATACATCTAATCATACTGACAATATACTTTGTGACATGATCAACGAAGTAATAGAAATTTGCGAGAATGATAATCCTAGATTTAATGAAGAGACATTTAGAAACGCTATAAGCAAATGAAAAAAGAAATATTAATAAACTTATTAAGCGGAGTTATATCATTATTTATTATGGGATTATTTATATATTTCTTAATAAGTACAGTATCAACTATATACAATTAATAATATAAATACTATCATCAAGCCCTATAATTAAACATAGGGCTTTTTTAATGCCAAATACACATGAAATAAGGTTAAAGTGTTATTAATTGGGTAGGGTTATATAAGTTATTAATGGGGTTAAATGGCTTATTGTATGAGGTTATTATATAATATTATAATAATCAGATCATTTCTTTATAGAAACAGGCTGACAAGGGCTAATAATGGCACAAAACAAGCAATAAACAAACAAAATCCGTACAGTAAGCGTACAAACTAGCAATAAATGGCACAATATAAGGGTTAACTACTGCCTAACTAATGCAAATACAGGCAAAACACAGGAAGACCCACCCCCATTGACTGTTAGAAATAAAAATAGGAAGTGATTCTAACCCAAAACAAACTCTCTAAAGGCTTTTTTTAAGCCCCTAGAGAACAAAATGGCAACATCTGGTATCAATCGACACAAACAAGGTAAAAACTTGACTACGAGCTAAATATGAAGAAAAAAAAAGTAAAAAAGAAACAACCAAAAGACCCTTTTAAGGAGTTGGTTGATCTTATGCAGAAGAAAACCAGTTACCCAGAAACAATGGGTAGAGGGCAAGTAAAAGGCAATGACGTAGCGAGAATACGAGATATTCTTAATGAAGATAACAATTCCGTATAAACCAAGACCGCATCAAGTTGATGTACACAATAAGTTACAACGATTTAATGTGTTGGTTTGTCATCGAAGGTTTGGCAAAACTGTACTGTGTATTAACGAGATACTTAAAAAGTGTTTAGAGAATAGACTTCCTAGACCCAGATACTACTATATTGCTCCAACATACCAAATGGCAAAACGTACCGCTTGGGATTATTTGAAGGAATATACAAGTGTTTTACCAGACGTACAGTACCATGAAACAGAGCTTAGAGCCGATCTACCGAATGGTGGAAGAATACAGCTTCTAGGATGTGAAAGACCAGACAGTCTTCGTGGGTTGTATATGGATGGGGTAATCTTAGATGAGGTAGCACAAATGCCTACGAGGTTATGGACAGAGATTGTCCGACCTGCTTTGTCTGATAGAGAAGGGTTCTTAATTGCCATAGGTACTCCGCAAGGACACAATGCCTTTTGGACTTTATACGATCACGCAAATCATCAAGACGATTGGTACGCAGAAACATTTAAAGCTTCCGAGACAAACATTATTTCTGAGTTGGAATTAAATGAAGCAAAAGCCTTAATGCCACCTGAAATATACGAGGCAGAATTTGAATGTAGCTTCGACTCATCCGCCATAGGTTCAATCTATGCAAGAGGATTAAATAAAGCGGATGATGATAAAAGAATTACAAAAGTACCTTACGATGAAAGTATGAAGGTTAATACATTCTGGGATTTAGGAATGGCAGATAAAACCGCTATATGGTTTGTCCAACAAAAAGGAAGTGCTTTTCATATTATAGATTACTTGGAAGAGAGTGGCGAGAGTTTAGAATACTACGCCTCTGCTTTGCAAGATAAAGGCTATGTGTATGACACGCATTATCTACCGCATGATGCTAATGTCCGAGAAATTGGAACAGGGGTATCAAGGCTAGAGACTGCACAAAGTTTAGGACTGAGAACAGCTATTGTTCCTAAGTTAAGTATAGAGGATGGAATTAATGCAGTACGCATGATTCTTGCTCGTTGTTGGTTTGACCATGAAAAATGTAAAGACGGATTAGACGCACTTCGTCAGTACAGATGGGCTACCACCGATAAAGGAGAAACAAAAAACAAACCCGTACATGATTGGACATCGCATAGTGCAGATGCCTTTCGGTACTTTGCAGTAGGAAAAAATCAATCAAGTGAGTGGAGTACAGAAATCGAGTACCCACATTTAGGAATTATTTAATGGCAAAATTATCAAAAACAAAATTATTGACGTTAATCTCACAGGAAGTACAAAACTCTTTAGGGTTTTACTCAAGTGAATTAGCCGAACAACGCAAAGACGCAATCAAGTATTACTTAGGCGAGCCTATTGGTAATGAAACAGAAGGTCGATCTAGTGTTGTTAGTCAAGATTTATTAGAAGTTGTAGAGGCAATCCTCCCGAGCCTTATGCGAATGTTTACACAACAAGACAAAGTAGTAAACTTTGAA